TTCCGATCTAGGGAGACCGGGAGACTCTGCCCATGCGCACAGGCAACTATTCATTGCATAACGCGCGCCCATTGCATAACCAAAGGATAACGAGCGGCAAATTTCAGGAGCGGGATAGCGGCTGCGCCTTGCGCGGCTGCGGGGTACCCCCACGGGGGGAACGGCAAGCCCTGAAACTAATTAAGCCCCTTCAGATTTTTTCTCCAAAACCTGTCGTACCCTCAAACTGCACCGCAGGTTGTCCACAGGCTTGCCTTTTAAGGGGGCTAGGATGCCTCAGGATCGCTCCGTGGAGTCAAAGGCAGTCGAGACCCGTCTTCGTCCCCTGAATCGCCCTGAGGGCATTCCGGCGGCTTCTTGGGAAAGACACACAGATCAGGGTTCTCCCCCATGATTTGGCTGAGGGATACCTCTAAAGTTCTTATCTTTGACTCAGTTAACCCTAAATCATGTACTTCATTCACCATTTCTAGTATTTCATGTAAGAGAGTACTAGAGAGTATACTACCTTGGATGTCTTCTGATACTAAGATCCTAGGACTAGGGAAGAATAAAAACTCCCCAAACTCATTCTTAGCCATCTTTGTGGTAATCACAGGTATACTGTAAGGGTACCACTTGATAACCATTGGATTTATCCTTGGGATTTAAGTAGCAAAGCCAAGAGCATATTCTTAAAGTTATCCTTAGGCTCTTCCTTGGGCTTCTGAGGACCCATAAGAGCGGTAGCCGGGTTATTAGCAAGAGCAGGAGTCAGGGTAGATTCCTTGTCCCCTGCAAGTTCTTCCTGATAGGTCTGTGTTGCTTTCTCTTCAGGCTCTTCCTCTTCCATCATCATCTGCAACAGCATCATCATCAGTTGGTTCTTTTTCTTTGAACCCTGTTGCGCTCTATGCGCTGCCGATCCCTGAGGATTATTGGCGCCAAAGCGATTAAATTTACTAAGGGTAGCGGTGTCAACATTATCACCTCCTGTTGGACCTTCATTTGCCATAGTAAAGCCTCTTACTTCTTCTTGCGATCTTTAATCCGGTCTCCAAACAAGTCCTTAAGAGGCTTATGTACTTCTGCCAACCCCGCGTCCTTGCGAACCAAAGGGGCAGTTCCCAAGTGTTCCCTGATGTTGTGCTGAGTACTTGTGTGTTCGCTAGAACTAGAACCGGGTCGTGGAGCGCGAGGCATAGGGTTTCCTTACTTTGGTCGGCGGGACTTCATACGGTCACCAAACAAAGCCGTAAGGGGATTCTGAAGGTTCTGTGGAGGTGAGTTAACGGTCTTTGCCTTGCCATCCATAGCCTGAGCCTGAGCAGCCCCCATGCCACGAGCCTGCATAGGTGCTAGGGACAGGTTGCCCTTCTTTTGACTTGAAGACTTGGTATTAGTAACAACCTGCTTCTTAGGAGTAGAAGGAGGAGGTGTTGTAAGATCGCCCTTTGCCATGTGTAAATTCCTTAAAAAGATTTAATGTTTTGCACGGTTCACGGACCGATGCACAATTCTCAGATTAGACATACGATTGTCTTTTGGGTTACCATTCTTATGGTCAATGTCTTTGTTATCGCCCTTACTAACGGCTCCCTTTTTGATCATAAGACGCCGCATCTTGTTTCGAGAAGCACGATCCTTCTTTGAGGAGGGGCTGCTTTGGAACTTAGCGTACTCGTCTTTATAATCTCTAGGTTTAGCCATTAGCAGTCCCACCGCTTTCTTGCAGCCAAGCCGCGTTCGCCCTTCCAAGAACTACTACGCGCACAGAATGACTTGTGCCTTGGGTTGTTCTTGTCTGTAGAAGGGGCTTTAAGATTACTTCCTGTTTCCCGATTGTACTTAGCGCGTCCCTTAGCAGTTAACCCGGCTCCCTTGGGGATGGATAACTTCTCGCCGCGACCTACCGACAAATTGGGCTTCTTCTTACTTGGCATTTGTACTCCGAAACTGTATCAAAATCTTTGGAGGAAGTTCCTCTCTAAGTTCGCGCATCGCCTTAGCCAAGGCTTTAGACGCTCCAAGAGCCTCATCACTCCTTAGATGCTGCTCATATTTACAAACCACTTCACAGGCTTTGGTGACTAGATGCTTATCCATGAGTCCTGATCCCTTGCCTTTCTACCTAAAGCGTTGTCTACAAAGCGGTCAATTTCCTTTTGAAACTCGTCTTCAGCGTGATTCAGCATCTTGCGGTGGACATCCTGCCCCATCTGCTCTACCCACGAGGACACAGCCATAGACAATACATCGATTCTATCGTCGTAAGCCAAGGCGCCCTTAGCACGGGTAATGCGGGACATCTGCCACATCAGGCTGTACTGCAAGGACTTCTCTGAGGCGTACTGCTTGGTGGACTCGTAGTCATCCCGGATGACCCCTGCATCAATAACCAAGCGGTGCTGATTCATCACAGGCTCTAGAACGTCAATAATGCGCCTTTCCTTTTGGATATTGTGGCGCACTTCCTCGACTGAGCAGGGATAAATCTTTACAAGATAGGGCTTCAGCAGTTCTGTGAACATACCATCACCGAAATTGGATTCGATAATAATCTTGTTGACTTTCTGACACTTGGCTATGTTCACGAGTTTGGACAGGGTCTCCTCGCTGTAGCCACCCTTGACTCCTCCGGCAGATGTGACGTACAAGAAGCCATTTAACATCTTGACCACGGCATATGCGGTTTCGTTATCGCCACGACCACTTGGGTCAATAGCCATAATCCCACCCTCGTAGGGAATCCACTTACCTAGGATATCCATCGGTCCGTAGTATCGGTCACCATTAAAGCCCACACAGGGGATGTCTTTAACGATGTTGTTGGTATTAGTTGCCCAAACAACACCCTCAGGCGCACACTCCGGATTTAATCCAAGTACCGTGAGATCCGCCAATTTAAGGGGATAACGGTCTGCGTCACTCAGGGTGCTGTCGAGCATGAACTGCAAGGCAAAGCCTGTGCGTCCATAGGAGGCTTCGCGCTCCATAAGGTCAATGTTGTTAAAGCGTCTAGGATCCGTAGCCTCGCCTTCCACACCATTCCTCAGGGTCAAAGCCAACTTCTCACCAAAAGCCGTTCTCAGGCGTTCGTCAGGGTATCTAGCACACCAAATACGGGTGTTGTATCCCTTCTCATGCAGACTGTGGTAGATCGACTGCTCCGTCTGCGGCGTACCGAGAAAGATCACCTCCCCTCCGGGTTTGAGAACGGCTTCAAATTCGGCAATAGATGTGTGCAACTTCTCACGCATTGCGAATGTAGCGGAGTTATTTAAACTTTCTACATCGTCAGCAATGATCAAGTCAGCGCGGCTACCCGTAATCTGACTTGTGATTCCCTTAGATACCACACTTGGAGCCTGAGAGGCAGGAGCGGGACCCACATCGAACGCAATCTTTGAGTTGCGCTGATCCTCACGGGGCTTCAGATGCTGACACAGGGGCAGTTCGTTGATCAGCCGCAGCGTAAACGTACTGAAATCATCAGCACGTTGTTTAGACGCGGAGACCACCAAGACGTTCAACCGAGGGTCGTGCAGCAGACGAAAGACTACATAGGCACTAGTAAGCCAACTCTTGCCTACCCCACGGAAGGCTTGTACGACCCGCCTACGTTCTCCCTTTTGAAGATACGAGGAGATGTCTAGTTGGATGGGAGTAGGCTCAGGTAGCCCCAAATGATCCCAAGCAAGGAACACAAAGTTCCTAAAGTCCTTTAGTTTGCGTTCAAGTTCACTCACGCAGCCTCTTCTTCATCAAACGGCATAATCTTCGCAAGGTTCAGCATAGGAACGCTTGCGTCAACCACACAATCAATGCTGTTGTCTTTTAGGAATTGACGGGCTACATTCAGTTCAGAAGAACTAGCAGAGCCATCCATGATCTTTCGGAGCAACTCTTCTGCAAGAGCAGAGTGAATTTGTTCTAGCGTGTGTTTATTCATGTGAAAGCCTTGATTGCTAAATTAAGCCCTACCGAAACCCCGGCACCTATTGCGGCTGCCATGCCCATTGTGAAGGATCTTGAATGCTCAAGTTCGCGTAGACGCTCCTCGTGATTCTTGATCTGCTCCTCATGCAGCCTTTGCATTTGTAGAATAGCGTCTACTTTGCCTTCAAGCCTACCAACCGCTAACATCAATTCGGCTTCGGTATGCATTGTGGTTCCTTTTATACAATACGTTGAATACGGATGACGTTTGTATAAACAAAACTACTACCTTGAAGAACCCATGTCGTAGTTTTGTTGGCTCCATATGTGCGTACCACAATCGCCTGACCCGCAGTTGGAAGGGGAGAAGAGAACGTAATAGTGTTTGCACTTATTGTATAGTTATTAGCCCGTGCAACGCCATCCACAGTAACAAAGAAATCTTTAATGTCTGTGCTGTTGGTAAGCATTCCCGAAAGGGTATAGGCAGTTTGCGAAAGAACTCCGGTAACAGACCATAGTTCCGGAACTTGACGCTCAACAAAGGGAATCGGAAGCAGCGTAATGGTTCCGGAAGACGGAAAAGTACTAATTCCGGAGGAGGCGTTGTTGTCTAAAATCCTTGTTTCTACAGTTATGTTTTCGGGTCTAGCAAGTTTGTTTCCGCCGGAATCGGTGCTAATTTTGCTAAAAGACACCAGGAACTTCCGCGTATAATCTGTTAAACCTGTAAAAGTTAAAACTTGTTTGTTACTTACAGGAGGTGAGGCACTTGTAGAGTAATTGCAGAAAAGAATGTACTCTTGATAAAGAGTGTTATACGCCCCACCTGTTCCTAAATTAATGTTAATAGTGTTGGTCTCGGCGTTACCTGCTGTAGTAAATGTGCGCAGTTCATAGATTGGATCCACAGACAGACCACTACGGAGTCCGGCAGCATCGGCAGTATTTAGCAGGGTGCGCCCGTAAGCCGTGCAATCAAGTTCACTAACAGCACCTCCTGCGGCAGATCCAAGTACTTTGTTCGCAGCAACAGTTTGCATCTTGGCATAGGTCACGCTTGAGGTGTCAATATCGCCTGAGGCTACGGTTGCTTTAATAGCAAGAGCGCCTAACTCAAGGGCTGTACGTTGGTCTGCTGCGGTTGTCTTAGTAAGAAAGGTTTGTGCCAACGGCGTACAGGTAACCTCTTCAATTACCCCTGCGGTTGCCGAAACTCGACCAAGCAGTTTGTTTGGGTTTACATTCTGCACCTTAGCGTAAGTCACGTTAGCGTCTACGATCTTTGCAGTAGTTACGCTATTCGTGTCAAGTTTTGCATTGGTTACCGCAAAAGCGTCAAGTTTAGCGGTGGTCACATTGGCATCAACAATCATTGCCGTCTGCACACTAGAAACAAGACTTCGGGCTACACCAAGATTACGAATGCTAATTAACTTGGGAGAAGCAACTACAGCACTAAAGACAATCGTAGTTGCCGTTAGGGTGTAGGAACTAGGGGGTTGCACCACGCCATCAATGGTCACAAAGAACAGATCTTCATTCAAGCCTGAAGGAGCCGGACTAAGCGTATAGGTAGCCGTTCCGGTACCCGTAAGTGACCACAACTCCGGCTGCATAGCAGAACCGCCAAAGAGGGTGGCTAGGTTGAATTGGTTTACCGTAACAGCATCTTGGGCAGCGGTGCCGTCCGTCACATTAGTAATGCGCTTACTTCCGGCAGTCCAAGCAGTCTGTGTGGCATTAAGCCCTAAAGCGCCCGAACCGCTGTCGTTTGATTCTTGAGATACATGAACAAGCCCTTCTACAGCCTTATCAAGATCTCCGGAAGTAAGAATCGATCCATCATTAAAGTCGATGATGTTTGACTTAAAGGCACTAAGCGTCAAATCACCGCTTACCGAGGATCGTGCAGTTTCCCTTTGAATACGAATAACGGCGCCTGTCGCAGGGGCTGTAATAAATTCAACTTGAGGCGTAGTTGACATATTGATAAACGAATATCCGGTGGTTTGCAGGATGTCGTTTACATACACCTTTAAAAAGGTAGTACTTACCCATCCATCAATGCCGGATAAAGCGAAGATCTTAGTTGCGTTATCGCCTGTATATAGTTTGTAACTGTTTGCCATGTTGGTTTCTCCTTAGATTCATTACCTGTCGCGGGGTTGGGTTGGACGTAGGCGTAAATAGTCTGAAATTTCAGATTCTTGGATGTTGAAAAACTGTTTAAGTCCCGGTAGGTTCTGAGCCGGGAGCATAAGTCTAAACGAGTGCAAAGTACGCTGAGTCATTTCGCGCTCAAGGCTTGAACCTGTTGCTCTACCTACAGTAGATCCATACAGATCCTTTGCAAGCCCATACGTCCTTATGATTGTGTCTTCAAGAGGAACCCCAAAGGTCGATTGTCCGCTGTAGCGGTACTGTGAGAAGAGCGGATCTTCGCTTACCGTGTGTTTCCAAGCAGCATCAGCGCCAAGAATTGCAAGGAAGAATTCGGAAGGACCTGCAAGCGCACCACGGATAAACCCGTCATAAGTTAGCGTCTTAGCCACTTCTTCAGCCTTCTTAAAATCATTCGAGGCTTGGAAGGAACGCCAATCGGCATAGTTACGCCCATATGCAATCATTCCGGAGAAGAGAAGCGTGGATCCAATTTCAGCAGCCACACGCTTTCCACCGCCTTGCTTTACTCGACCCAAGTTTTGTAGCAAGAAGTTGTCTACGCCCTTCAAGTTAAAGGATCTAAACTGCGTAGCAGCACTTCCCCAAAAGCCAAATAGGCTCTTAGCAAAGTCACCACGGGTTGGCATATCTTGAATACGGGTTTTGATGGCGCGGTCCACAAAGTCTCGCAGCAGATCCATCTCAACCTTATTCATGCTCATGTTCTGCATACCAACAATGCGTTCGCCGAGGAACCCGGCTTTGACTAGAGCGTTGTTGCCAACATAAGAAACTAGAGTGTCATATTGAGCAGTAGTTAGTCCTAAGCCCTTAATTGTGGCAGGATCCAAACGGGCGCCTCCCCGTGCGACTTCCCACAGGTGTTGCATACTTGCTGCGGCTGTTAACTGCTGTGTGAAACTTGTCAAAGGGGCTAGTCCGGAGACATCCGAAAGTAAATTAGCAGCCACATCTAGACCCTGTCGGGCTCTTCCTAGTGTTCCGGGACCTTCACTCAACGTGTCAAGACCAACAGACAAGAACTCACGCCGGAGACGGTCTGTTGAAGGTGACATCCAAGTGTCTACCCATGAAGCAAAGTTTTGCGTAGGGCGATCTAGGTTCTTCCAATTAGTAACCATCTCCATGAGGATTGGAAATTGATTAATGGTCTTACCTAGACCAAAGGTTCCTACGATACGAGCCGTTTCGCCCAACTGAGCCAAACCAAACTGACCACCCTTTAGAAGATAACCGTAGGACATCAAGATACCCTTAGCCTGATCGCTAAATTGAGTAGTACCTGAGTGCAGCGGTTCAAAGGTCATGGCTGCCATAACTTCGCGCAGACCCTTTTCATGCTTAGGCTCAATGGCGCCATTTACCTTTCGAGCCTGAGCAAACATCTTGTCTATAGAAGAGATTCTTTCAAAAGGCAGTACCCGCGTTGTACCGTTGGCAAGCGTCTCTGTAGGTCCAACAGCACCCTTGGCAACCAAAGCGTCATTCATTGCATTCAAGAACCGCTGTTCATTAACCGCTCCCATAACAGAAGTGGTGTACCGCTTCATAACCATTGGTAGGTTGTTGTGCAGCAGATCTGCAATACTGAGAGTGGCGCTGCCGTTTCCTAGATGGTCTGCTGTAAGACCAATTGAACTGCCCTCGTCAAGCAGTACGCGACCCTTACCAAAAGGTGTGGGGCTTGCGGTGTTTGCCTTAACGGGTCCTAATAGCGCACCAAGAGATTCAAAGAGTTCTTGATCCTGCGCCATCATAGGAGCGTTTTCTGTTTGAAGAGCAATGTTCTTCAAGCGTTCAGCAAACACTACGGCTGCTTCACGAACGTCTCCGGTAAATGTAGTTTCTACACCATCAATAACTACCTTACGTCCGCTGCGTCCCAATGCATTTTCAATGAGGGACGTAAGATCTGCCATTCCTGCCGGAGTAGAGGCGAGTCTGCGGATGTGGTCAAAGCGCCACAGGCGAGGCATATAGTTGAGTACTGCACCCTTTGTGAAACCCGCAACTCCGGATTCAAAAGCAACCTCATGCAAGCGTTGGAAGATCTGCTTAACTCCCTTGGCTGTTTCATTGACGGCAAGATTTGAATCAGCAGTACCGGAGCGTAGAACAGTAATGACACGCTTGTCAAAGTCTTGGCGTATGGCTCTATTCTTGGCTCCAAAACGTGTAGCAACGGCGTGGAAGATATTCAGTTCGTTTGCCGGGGTATTGTTACCGCTTGCTTCCATTGCAAACTTGGTGTAACCGTTTCGATAGCCTGTGCTGAAATGATAAAGAACAGACTGAACCATTTGAATGCCGTGTTCAAAGATGGTAGAAGCCTGTGCGTCATCGCCAACACGCCGTGCGTGGAACGCAATGTTTGCCATGTACCGCACCATGCCATTCTCTGACTGCATAGCAAGCGCGGCTTGATTCAGGAAGTTACTGAGCGGACCAAGGTGCATTGTAGTCCGAGGCGCATCATCAAACATGGCGTACATGACGTTAGAGGGTAGATCACCAAACATTCCCTGTGGTCCACCGGGAGTTGCTTGATTTCCTTGTATCCACCCTGCCATGCCATTCTTAAATTTAGCAGGAGGTTGTCCAATTCGCTTCCGGGCTTGGCGGGCTACTCCGGTTAGTCCATTTTTTTGAGTTTGCAGACGGGCTGTGCGATAGCGACTATTCATCCAATCTTTTGTAAGTTTGTCATACTTGGCTCCACCAAACACAGCACGGATTTCTACTGAAGCGTTTTCCATCATAAGACGCAAATAACCAAACACGTTCTTTGTGTCTTTTTCTAACTTTAAACGCTTTAGGGTTGATGAGGTTAGGTTGCCTACCACCCACTCGTCAAGACTAGTAAGTTGATACCATTCCATAAAAGGCATATTGGGGCGTTGCTTACGAAATTGAAACATTGCCTTTTGAAGATCGTCTTGAGTTGCTCCCCACGCATCATCCCACTTAACCCCATTTTTTAAGTGCATCTTCTTGACTGCTTTTACATAATCCTTATTCATCCTAAGCAAAGTTTGGTTATCAATGTAACCCGTAAAGGAGTGCCAAATTTCGTGTATAAAGGTCTTGCTAAAGCGCCCACCATTCATTGCAC